CTATTCGCACCACTCGCGCCGATGTCGTAGGTGTTGTCGGCGGCTGCGATGAAGTGACCGTCGCTACCATTTATTCCCCATCTGTTTGCAGTGTTTGTGAAAAATGTAATCCCGGTCGTTCCATACGTTCCAAAATCAATTTTACGAGATACTCCTGACCCAGCTTGGCCGGTAGAAATTTCAAGCCTGCTTGAGTTAAAGGAAATGTTGAACCGCTCATAATCAGCTCCAGCATTGGAGTACGTGTTGTACACCCGGAACGTCTGCGCCGCCGCGCCGTTGCGCAGGGCTAGGGTGTTGTCGGCTCCGTCGCGGAGGAGGATGGTGTTTGCCCCAAGTTGTAAAATTCCTTGTGAAACACTAAGGCCAGCCGCAGCCATTACATTTAATGGCTGTGAACCCCATCCAGAACCTCCATAATACTGAAAAGCTGTACCTGCTCCAACTTTAAAAGTTAAAACGGCCGAACCATTAGTCGGGTCAACGTTAATGTTGCCGGTTCGATCCACATTAAACTTACTGACGCCGCCCGCCTGTAAATCCAAAAGTCTGCTTGTGGTCAAGCTGTCGGTGCTAACCGCATTCACCTTCAACCCAGTAAACGCCACCGCCGCATTGTTCCACGTCTGGCTGATCGTGACGGGTGCGTCGGACGTGAGCGTGCCCGAGTTGAGCCACGAGTTCCGCGACACCCGCTTGCTGATCGACGCAGCCGTATCCCAGATGAACGTGTGATCGGCATCCGCTACGAAAGTCTTTTCTGTGAACTGCGAAAGGTTTTGGTTAGCCATGACTTTTAAGAGTAAATTACGTTGTTCCCGCCACCGTCCAGCACGAGGTCCGCACCCGATCCGACCAGCACGAACGTGTCGCCGACTGGAGCCGCACCACCGAGCGCCGCACCAATCAGCATCAACAGCTCATCCGTGGGCGAGTAGGCCACCGGAATCTGCACCGGGAGCGCCGGCGCGATGAAGGCTGTGATGTTCGAGGTCATGCGTTAAGCGCCAACTACTGTGCCCGTGCAGGTCGCGGTGTTCGAGTCCTTTGCCTTGATCGTGATCGGCGTGTTGGTCGGGATGATGTTGATTGCATCCTTGGTGCCCATCTCAGCAATGAGCGCGCCATTGGTGGCAAACACGTACACCGGCAGGGTTGTCTCGATGCCGTAGATGGTGTTGGGCGTGACCGTCAAGGACGCGCTCGTTGCGCCTGCTGCGAGGCTGAAGGTTTGTGTGGCCATGGCTTAATTGCGTGCGGGATGTCAATCGGAGGTTAAGGCATTGGGAACAGCTTCGGATAGAGCCGCACCCGCTTCGTGTTGGTTGGCAGCACCGGCCCCATATCGACCACAAACCGGTGACTCAAGTCCCGAGGATACCCATCATTGAGAGCGGTGAACGAAGTGCTTGGCACGTCCGTCCATGTGATGCCGTCGTCGCTCCACTGAGGAGCGAAGTACCAAGTGACGAACATTCTGGTGGCGGCTGGTGTGGCTGTCAGGAATGCCGTCCGCACTCCACCCGCTTCCACGATCTGCACTGACGGGCCTGTCGCTGGAAGCCTGCGCGACGACATCGGGTTTCCCCCATAGATCATCTCTTCAAAGTTCGTGAAGCCGTCGCCATCCGGATCGTTGTACAGGCCGTCACTGCCAACCGTGATTGCATAAGCTGCCTTGAATGCGGTGAAGTTGGCGGTGGCCACGGTTGAGACCGCCGTTGTCGGGTCGTCGGTTAGGTAAACATTCGCGCCGCTGCCAAAGATCTCAGATGCCCCGCCAGCCAATCCGTACCGCGCATAGCCAAGACTGAGCCTTTGCATTAGCGCGGTCTCTTCTGGCCCCCATACCGCTCCACCAGCAGGAGGCCAGTATGAGATGCCGTCGTATCCTTGGTTTTTGAAAGCCACAAGCGCGGTCTCACCAATCGCCGATGGCGGCCCCGTCGCGATCCAGTAGATCGGCACCGTTGGAAAGTATGGCCGCATGGTCGCGGCAGTCACCGACGGGAAGAAGAGACCGGCCAGCAATGTCACGCGCTCCAGTGGGAATCCCGCTTGCTGCATCGCGTTCAGCATGGCGTTCTCTGTGCCGCCGACCTTCGGCTCGATCATGACCCGCACGCGATACGGTTTAATCGCCAGCAATGCCTCCACCAGCGTCGGCACCTGTTGCCCAGCATATGATGGCCCGAAGTCAACGCCCGCGTCCAGCGCCTTGATCTGTGCCAGCGTTTTGCTCACCACCGTTCCTGTTCCGTTGGTCGTGCGATCCACCGTTGCATCGTGGATACAGACCGGCACGCCGTCAGATGTCAGATGCAGGTCAAGCTCGATCATCGCGGCTCCCGCCTTAGAGACTGCCGTGTAGCTCTGCACGGTGTGTTCTGGCTGACCTAAAAGGTTGCCACGATGTGAGCGAAGTTCGGCAAGATATGGTTCGCGGTTGTTCATACTGAAGGAGCCCCCATTGCAATGGCCAGATTGAAAAGCATCAAAGAGAAAGTATCCGTTGCCGCGCCAGTAGTACCAATGGCCCGGCCAAGATAGAAGAGAGACGAAGGCTGGTTGTGCAGGATGCCACCCGGACCGAGTAGGCTGCCGGTTGTGTTGCCGTTGTAAAAGAGAAACCCGCCCAGCTTGTTGTCCCTGATCGTCGCGTTTGCGTTGACGTTTGAGGTCGTCAAATCCGTCGTGTCTATAATGCCTGCCGCTAAACGCCGCCGGGTGCTGAATAAAGTGCCCTTGCGAGCAAAGTGAATCAAGCCCAGCGGATTGAGTGCGCCAACCGTTCCACCCACATAAAGTTCTGGCAGACCCAAGTTCACATGCAAACTCCCGCCGGTCGATCCGACCGCTGCCCGGAACACTCCCGGCGTGGTCGTGCTGCGTGATGTGGTGAACCACCTGTTGGTTCCGCCCGACACGGTATCGTTCCGCGCTCCGATCATCGTGTTGTCGTCCGTCAGCGGTGGCGAGTGCGAATAGTAGGTTAAGGAATAATCCGTTTCTTCCCATACTTGTGCCACGGTTGAGTCAAAGTCGATCATGCCGGAGTTTGCAATTCCGGTTGGCGCGATGTACCCGCCCGGCTGTGTGAAGTCACCAGCATTGTTTGCACCCGTGGATGCGTTGCGAATGAATGGTCGGCTAGAGCTTGCCGGGTGCAGCCAGTCCAGCAGGTTGGCTTGCATGTTGTTTGCCCAGACTGGCAGCATCAAGCGTGATCGGCTGGTATTGCCGCTGATCATGCCCATGGCGTCCACGTACTGGTAGAACGTGTTGATTGCGACGATCTGCGCATCCGTGAGAGTAACGCCTGCATCATTAAGAGAGAGCAGCGTGTCGCGCCCAGAACGCGGCACCCGCGCTAGATCCAGCAGGAGATTGATTGATGCCCAGTGCGAGAGAGAACCTCCTGCATCGCCCAGGGGAATGCCGATTGTGTCGGTCAGTGACGGTGCCACCGTTGGGAGCGAATGCACCTCAGAAAACGAATGCGTGTGCGATGGTGGCACTCCACCGGCACCGCTGATCATCTGCCAGTCGCCAGCCGTGAGCCCGACAGAAACCCAGACCTCCAGCGTATCGACCTGCACACCGATCAGGCCGAGCTTGTAAGGAACCGACGCCAAGCGCGCCTGCGTGTTAGCGAATGATTCAGTTCCGCCGGCGCTCTGCGCGACCGCACCATAGACGATGCCATTGATGTTGCGGAATGAGTAAACATCCGTCCTCGCACCGATGCTTTGCACCGGGATTGAGTCGTTCGGCCATTTGATTGTCCCCGGCCACGTGACGATGTAGTTGCCGCTCGTGTTGGTAATTGCAACCGTGATCCCTTGACCCGGTAGCGCGTTGGCGAATGTGAAAGTCGTGTTTGCCGCTAGCGTTTTGTAAAAGCTCGTGCTCGTCGCCCAGTCGATAGCAGAAGCCGCCACACTCACATCCGTGCCAACTACCGCACGCACCGTCAGCTTGCCTTGAATCGTCTGGTCAGTGGTGAAGGTGTTGGCCGTTCCCACAAGCGCCGCCGAAAGCGTAGTAATCACGCCCGACCCATTGAACCCAATCGCCTTGTTCGTGTTGGCCGTCCCTAGCAGATCAATCCATTGATTGTCTCCGGAGGCGTCGCGTTGAATCAGGGAAACATTTCTTGGCGTAGTAACGGCACTCATACGGCTGGAACGGAATAGGAAACGCCGTCAACGGTGACGACGATCATCCCATCAATAACCACAACGCTTCCGTCAATCGGCCCCGGTGGCGTGTCGGTCACCGCATCAAAGCGGTAGATTGCTCCGTTGTAGGCAAACGAGACAACCTCGTTGACCACTGAAAAGGCGATGGTGGTTGTCGGTGTCAGCGACAAGCCAGACGGGATAACCTCGATATTGCCGGATCTCAGCAGGTAAGGGAAACCGTTGCTGTCGAGCCCGCCGATGGCGATCCAGTAGTTGTTACTGTTGATCTCGTCCGAAAGCACCAGATCCATCTGTGCCGCCGTCAGAACGAACGTGACGGCACCTCCAGCCACATACCCAGCCGATGATGCCAGCGGAGTTGCTCCCACCTCTCTGGCGTCATTCTGGCGCTTCCAGAGTTCGAGCACCCATTGCGACATTGCGGGAGCGGCTGGAACTGCGCCCGTGATTAGGAGCGGCGTCGTCGAGAACACCGGCAGCATTCCGAGGTCAGCGGTCGATTCAGAGAGTGAGATTGTTCGAGTCATCTTGTTGCTTGAAAGTGCATTCCATCGCGACCGAAGTAGGCCCCGCCGGAAAGCCATCCTTCATCGGCAAAGTACTCCATGATCTCCAGCGGCATGGATGAGTCAGTCGGCCATGCAGTGTGATTGCCGTTTGATCCTGCCATTAAGTCAATCGCTGCACCCCATGCGTGCAGACTCTTGCGGCTGCCTCCGCGCATGTTGCGGTTGTTGAAGCATCCCGCGTACTGCTTGAGCACGTATGGATGGGTCTTGCTGATTGCGGTCAATACGCGAAACAAGCTCGATGCAACGCGCGTGTGGCAGCGGATGCTTTTGACAGCTTGGTTTTCGTAGTGAACTCCGAGGTCAGCCACCGATAGATTCACCAGATTATTCTCGTCGCCCGCCTGTCCATAGAACGCGGTCAGCGACTGGTCGTCCTGCATCGGCCATTGAACCGGCACTGGCAACAGGCGGTCGAGATGCTTTTTGCAGGCAGCGCGCGACGCCGGTCCCCACACTCCGTCAGGAACCACGCCAATCTTTTCCTGCATGAGTTGGATGTCGCGCTTGGTCATGGGGAAAATGAACTCAGTATCCAGCCAAGCATGAAAAACCAGCATACAACCATAAGAGCAAAAAAAGCAGCGTGAAGGAATGCGGGGAGCGTTGGCATCAGATGCGCTTGGTTAGTTTTGCCACCACCCACGCGAGTTGCACAACCACACTGGCAAAGTCGATACCCTGCTGCACCCATGGCGGTAGCTTGTAGCTCTGCACGAAGTGCGGCGAAGTAACGACTTCCCGCACGCGCATGGCTTTATCGTAGCCGCTGATTGGCAGATGACTAGCGTGCTCCACCTTGTCCACAATAATCTGGAATTGATCATTGGTCAGTCCTTGCACAAGTAGCTGCGCGGTCTGCGTTGCCTTAGCGACCGCATCGCGATGCCACAGAGTCTTGAACCAGTTGAAGAATTTCATAAAGTCACCAAGCAATAGTCACCGACAAAAGCAAGCCTTCCATCATCCCGGCCTTGAACCCGTCACGCCAATCAGTGCTCTTGTCTGGGAATAGCGAATCGTCCGGCATCTGCTGGACGCTGACGCATGAGCACGAGCCCAGCGCGAGGATAAGGAGAATCGTTTTCATCGCACGCTTGAGTCTTGGCTGGATTTGTTCGCATCCCGTGCGGCGATCAGACCCGCACCAGCGATGATCTCACCGACCGCGAGCTGCAAACTGTCGAGCGTGAGGGACGTGCCCTCGGTGACATCGAGAAGCGCCTGCACGATGGCGCTGCACCCATGCAGGATCAGAGCGACACCGGCCAACGTCGTCTTCCAATTGAGTAGAAAAGGCAAAATCTTTTTTGATACCCAGTTCATAGCAGTACGGTTGATGATGTTGGGTTTCTTGCGCTTGATCGCCACAGGTGCCTTGTGCGCCCAGAATGGTTTGGCCACGTTCTTGTGAATAGGAGGTTGTCCGGGACTAGGCATTACGGATTCAGCTTCCTGTCAATTTTGTCGAGCTTCTCCACTATCGATCGGAGCAGTTGCGTGTCTGCGCTATCCTTCAGCTCCAGCGCCCGGATAGCTGCCACATCCGCAGTCCGCAGCTTTGATGCCTCGTCCACCTTTTGATCGTGCGAATTGATCTTGATCTGGATCGTAGTAACCCAGACACCCAGACCAAAAGCGCCGAACAGCAGCCCTTGGCCGACTTTGACCACGAGATTCAAGTCTCGCAGCCGCTCCTCTAGTTCTTCCAGTTGTGTGGGATTCATGAGGTGTGCTGGGCGTCCACCTCTCCGTTGTTGGCCAGCAGGACTTGAACCTGCTACGCAATAGCGAAGGATTGCGTGGGCCGCCCCGGCCAAGGTGTTAAGGCAGGACGGTTGCTGACCCGTAAGCGACAACGCTGACCGTATAACCGGGAGCGGGAGGCGTAATCGTTAAAACATCAGTGGTGGCGACAGAGTTGCCAGCGCTCGGGTTGTAAATGTTGAGAACTCCGCCGACACCGACGTTAATTGAGCTGAACGTGATCCTGCCAAATCCTGCGCAAGCCACCGCAACAGATCCGTTGGCTGGCCCTGCTACAGAAATTATATAGCCTAGTACCCGTGCTGGGATGATGCCGACGCGCGTGATCGGGTCGAGCTGAGTCACGCCGTTTACGGTGATGGTCAAGACACCTGTGCCGATCGCGATCGTATTGGCCGAATTGGCAGTGAACTCCGCCGCAACGCTCCATTGATCCGCAAGTGATACGTTAATTTCTGGCACTGAGTGCCGGATGGGTGCGCGGACTGCGCTGGCTGCATAGGAGTTCTGGAGCAGCGTGGAAAGTTTGAATGTAGATGGCATAAGATTAGGAGCCTAAAACCAACACGTTGACGTTAAGACCGGTTGTGCCGTTAAGGAGGATGGTCAGCGTTTGAGTGGTTGCTGACTTGCGGCCTGTCGGTGTGCTGTAAATGAACGAGCCGCCTTCGTAGATTGGCAGCGGAACGACAGTATTGGTAACCACCCCGCCAAACCCGTTGCTCTGGATCTGCGCGCAGATCAGGCCGGTGATCGTCCAGTCGGCCAGAGTGCCAGTGCCGCCAATCGTATCGACCGCAACAGTCAAGACTGTGGTTGCATAGCTTGTTACCGTGCCTTCCATGAAGTTGGCCGCGTTGGCTGCGGATGTTGCACGTACTCGCATCCCCACCACGTAGCCAAGTGACGCCGCAACAGTGAAGGCTTTAGACGCGACCTCGATCAGGAGCGAAGTTGTGGATGTTGCTGTAGGACGCACCGAAGCAGGTTCCACTAATGGGTCACGCTGCGTGACCGTGATGTAAAGCCCGCGCCAGTAGTTGAATGCCAAGGTCGCATTCGTGATAGGGTTAGTCAGAGCAATTGCGCTTCCACCGGCCAGGACTGAGTTGACCGTCGTGCCGCTGGTGGCCAGAGAGTTGGTTGAGGTTGTGCTATTCCCAAACACCTCGAACACGCCAGAGATCAAACTTTCCTCACGAACGATCAAGTCCGGCACCTGCTGAGTTGCGGAGGGAATGACCGAGTTGCCCGGATAACTGTTTTGCGCTTTCAGCGTCAACGCGAAGATGTTCGGCATAAAATGCGGGGTTGTGTCAATCTTAGATGAAGGTCACGCTTGGCAGGCTGATAAACACGCTGCCGACTTGGTGGTGCGTGATGGTCGATCCGGATCGGCTCAACATCGGCAGATATGCCACTGTCGCGCTTGCCGCTGGCGCCGACGAGTGCACCTCCAGCACCGCAGCGGATACCGTCCACCGCCGAATCTGTGCTGCGGCCTTGGCGTAGTTTTGAAAAAACACCTCTAGGCCTGTGTCGCCTCCTTCGCCGTAGCCACCAGATCCGCCGTTTCCGCCCTCCTCTAGTCCGCCGGAACTTGGCGAATTTGTTCCCGCCGCTCCGCCTGCACCACCTGCTCCAGGAGTGCCGGCTGTGCCGTTGGCTCCGACTGTGCCATTCACTCCGTCACCGCCGGTCGTCCTGCCACCCGCAGCACCTCCGCCGCCACCTCCGCCTCCACCGCCCGTCCCACCAACCACGGTCAAAGTCTCTTGATCAGCCGATGAGAGTGCGCCTACCACCGGGTTTGTTGTCGGTACAAATGTGATCTTGAGCCAGATCGTGAAACCGGTGGCCACTGCAAGAGTTGTGCCTGCTACCGTCGCCACCGTCTCAGTCCACCCGCCGCTGCTAGGGTTGTTTGGCGTGTACGTGCTCCACGAGACTCCCAGCACTTTGCCGCCTTGAATGACGACGTTCTCGCCGGACAGAATGCCGGTGAAGTCGATAACGCTGGAAGTGGCCGTCGCTTTGCCTTGCTTGCTTGAAACGATGATGCCGTCGTCGGTCTCTTGCAGAGTGATACCGTTGCCAGCAATCGGCATCTGCTCATAAATGGCCTTGCGAAACATGGCCAGCGTCTTTCCCTTGAGGAAATAATGCAGGTTGCCGAAGAAGTTGGGAAAATCAGGGAACAAAGGAGCTGATAAAGGTAGCTGCTGGCAGCGTGATGTGATAAGAGCCTGCGTGGTACTGTGTGACCACTCCGTCAGTCTGAGACGCGATCCGAATGTAGATGTTGCTGGCAGGCGATGCGGTTGGCTTGCTGGCTGAGACGACAAGACTGGCAGACGTGACCTGCCAGCGACGAAACACCATCAGCAGGGTTGTGTAGTGCGTAAACGATTTGACCTGTCCGTCGCCACCCGCAGCACCATCTCCGCCGTCCCCACCTTCCGCTGCTGTGCCTGAGTTCTCGTTCCCGTTACTTCCGCCCAGGGTGCCTGTCCCCGGATCTCCGGCAGTCTGGCCGGATGCAGCTTCACCCGCAGCACCAGCATAGCCGGCTGTGCCATCTCCCCCGGCTCCACCGCCGCCACCGTCACCACCCGCACCTCCGCCCCCGGTCGTGACCGATAGCGTTGTCGCTCCCGTAGCTGAGAGCGCGCCGCTCATGTTTACGTCGGTCTGTGAGAGCTGGATGCGTAGCCACACGCTACTGCCAGACGGAACCGAAAGAGTGGTCAGCCCGATACTCGCCTGCTGCGCCAGCCAGTTTGTCGGCAGCGGGTTGCTCATACTTGGCGTGCCCCACTCGATGCCGTAGACTTTGCCAGCAGCGATGTCCAGCGTGTTGAATGCGGGTGACGTTGCCTTGAAGTCGTGATTGATTGCGACCGTTGGCGCCACCTGCACCTGCTGGTCGGCATGTAGCAGGATACCCGCATTCGTCTCTTCCAGCCGGATGTTGGCACCTTCGATTGGCTTCTGCATCTTGATCCGCCGCACGATCTTTTCGAGCGTTTTGCCGGTCAAGACGTACACGTCGCCCAGGTTGAAGTTTGGAATGTCTGGCAGCATCAGGCGATAATGAAAGTGATGGCCGGGGGCGTGATTGAGATGCTGCCCGCCACATGCTGCGTGATGCTGGTGCCGCTAATGGTCGCCAGTTGAATCCATGATGCCGCCTGACTAGCAGTGCCTTTTGCTGTGTGTAGCGAGATCCCGTTGATCGACCACTTACGGATCTGCGCGGTTGCCTTGGTCGCGCGCGTAAAGGTAGTGCTTCCACCTGCGCCGCCAGCACCACCCACACCGCCGGCGCCCCCGCTGGCACCGTAGCTGTTGCCAAGCCCGGTCACTGGCGTCGGCGGGTCGGTGTCGTAGTCGAGCACGATGCCACCGTTACCGCCTAGGCCAGTCCCGTCGCCATTCTCGCCCGCATCTCCCGCCGTCCCACGGATATCCGGTTGCAAGCCCGCAGCCGCGCCACCACCACCACCGCCGCCGCCTCGTCCGCCTGCCGCGCCAGAGATGTTGTAGGTGGTCGTACCGAGCGGCCCGGTCGTAGTGGTGTCGCTTTCCGACCATAGTACACTGAGCCAGACTTGTGTCACCGTGCCCGTCAAGGTGCCGCCGATGTAATTGACTTCCTTTTGCCAGTCGCCCGGCGTCGGATTATCGCCCAGAATGGCACCCCAGAGCGGGTACAGCAGCCTGCCGGGTGCGACTACCACATTGGTGCCGTCGAGCGACACGGCGAAGCCTAGAGCGAAAAGAGCGGCCACTCCGCCAGAGCCGAGCCGGTCGATGATCTGCCCGTCCTTGGTCTCGGTGATGATGACCGTTTCCGAGCTGAGAAGCCGCTGGAGCTTGATGCGATCCACCAACCGGTTGAGCAGTCCGCCCGCGCGCGCGCCGTTGACCTTCGGGTCGATGACTGGGAGTTCTGGCAGCATATCAACCGGGCATCACGGAATAGATGTAGACCATGCTTTGCTTCACAAGGTAAATCGACACGCCGTCGCCGTTGATGGTTTCGATCTCAAGCCCATCCTGAATCCACCCGTAAGGGAAGTTGTAGATCGGAGTCGTGATTGTAGTGAACGGATTACTTGGTGGTGACGGCAGCGGCCCCAAGGCGATAGCGTTCTCGGGTCTTGTGGCCGTGTTCGGGAAAAACTCGGTGACTTGATGGAACGTGCAGGAAAGATTGATGTATTGCCCTTGGATCTCGCCCGTGTTGCTCGTCCCCGGAACTGTGCCTAGCCCGGTCTTGTACGATTGAATCTTGCTCGACACCGTGCGCTTCACCGCCTGCGCGCCAAGCAAGCCCGCCGCCTGCACGTCGAACGAGTAGATGTTTGATCCCTCCTGCGAGATGCTCACGCCGTTGAAGTACATGTTCGGATAGAACGCCGGTTGCCCTCCGGTCGCGAAATGCGTCGCTGCGTAGGTTGCTGGCGTATCGGTCCTGCCCCAGTACTTTAAGGTCATCGTGTCCCAGCCGCTTTCTGAGACGGACAAGCGCAGGCCGTTCTCGGCAAGAATTGGATCTGTTGATCCGGGCCAATGCGTGTGGTTTGTTGGTGGCGTTGGCATGATTAGGCGGTGGCGAGTTTATTCAGGATGGCCTTGATGTCGGTCAATGTTTGCGCGGCTTCAGGAAGTGCGCTTTGCCATTTCCTTGTGATGTTTCCTCTTGCTGCATCCCTAAAGGCTTCTCGGTCTGTCCTTTCTCGTTCCATGATTGGTTTTCCTTCATTGGCTTTCTCAGCCTCCTTCTTCAGCCGGGTCATCTCATCCCGCACGTCATCATTAAAAGCGCGCCGGCGCTGCCGCTGCATGTCGTTATTGTCCCGCATCTCCTGCTTTCTCTCGGCGGGTGTGCGGCCAGCCTTCTCGATTGAGCGTTGAACGGCTTCGCGGTTCTGGTCGCGCAGTTCAGCCGCTCCGCTTTTGGCTTCCTGTGTAATACTTTCCTCAAGACCGAGAATCTCCTGCTTGAGCCCGATAATGCGGTTGTACTGCTCAACCTGTCCTTCGGTCACATTGCGACCGTTTTTGACCGCATCCTCGAACGCCGACTCGGTTAGCGCATCGAATCCGCCAGGATCATCGCCCATCAGCAAATTGCCCTCTGCCTCCAGTGCTTTTTTGGCATTGGCCAGCTTCTCTTCATCCGTTCCGGCCATGGATTGCTGCGCCGAATAAACGGCTTCCTGTACGCTTTTGATTTTGCGTACAGTGTCCTCGTGCAGGCTTAGTAGCTCCTTCGCATCCGAGATGGATTGATCGGCTGCCTTCTTGGCGTCGTCTTGTGCTTGCTTGTCCTTGGCGAGCTGCTCGTTTTTGAACTGCTCTTCCCATTGCCAGCGCGCACGGTCCAGCTCTGCATTCTCTTTGTTCCCTTGATCGAGCTTCTCTTGCAGTTTTGCTTTTTCTTCTGTCGCTTTCAATCGGTCTGTTTCAACCTTTTTTTGCGTTTCTAATGCGCGAAGGAGTTTTCTTTGGTCTTCTTCTTCAACGCCAAAATCAACTCCATTTGATCTAAGCTCGTTTGCCTCTTTGCCTGCCTTGTTGATTTGCAGGTAAAGATTAAGAACGTCTAGCAAAAACGATGTTCCAGTGGCCGCTGGCTTTAAGATCTGAGAAGATGATTGACCTATCGTTTCCTTTAGATTGTTAAACTTTGCATTTAGCGCATCAAGTTCGCCCCCTAGCCCGCGCGCCATTTTCGGCATTGTCTCAGCCATTTTCAGCAATGTCTCAGCCACTTGCTTTCCGCTCAAGTTGAGCTTCTGCAAGTCCTCAGCCCTCGCCGATCCAAACGCTTCACGTAAAAGTTTGGCCGTGACCGGAAGTGCTTCTTTCAACTGTCCAAGTTCTTCGGCCAGCGGCTTAGGCGATGCGTAAAGCTGTTGTAATCCGTAGATGAAACGGCCTAGCTCTTCATTTCCTCCACCGCCAGAACGGATCGCGTTCTGAAGTGTTCTGATCGTCTTAAATGCGTCAGCCGCACTCATGCCCGCAGCTTGGAGTTGAAGTGTTGCTTTTGCCGCAACGCTCATGTTTAACCCAATTTCAGATGAGAGCCTTTTGAGCTCTTGATATTGCTGCATCCCAAGGATGTCGCTGCCCGCTGTGGCTTTTAGTGCATTCTGGAGTTTTTCCGCTTCAATGTAGGTATTGGTGACGCTTTTAGCCACCTCCATAAAAGTCGATCCAATCACCCCACCCACCGCAATGTTTTTCAACGCTTCAAACGCCGACGACATCTTCGACACCGCAGAGTTGGTGCTCTTCATTGCGTTGCCAAGCCCAGCCGTGAATTGACTGGAATCGAGCCTAAGAGATGCGTCTAGCGTAGCAGCCATGAAATCACCCTTTATGTCAATACATTGACAAGGCGGTTCGACTTCCGCCGCTGGATGTAATCCATGGCGTTCTTGATGGTTTCGTCCTCCATCATGTCATGACCGACCCACTGGGTTTCGATACCCTGCTGGATGAGCGCCATGTGCAGGTAAGCGAGCCCGCGCGCAAGTGGCAGCTCCCACAGAATCTCCTGTTCGGTCAGACCCGTGATGGGTCGCACCAGTGACACGTAGTGCGCCTGAAAGACCGGACTAGCTAGTGCTTTCCCTCGGAGCCGGCTGTAGGCACCACCTCGGATTGATTGGCCGTCGAGTCGTTCAGGATACGCAGGCCAAGGCTGATTGCATCGCGTTCTTCCGAGATCTTGATATTGGCGTCGATCCAATCGTCGCACGCATCAATCAACGCTTGGATGCCTTGAGCCCGCAGCTTTCGCAGTTGTGCGGTGGGCGTGATGCAGACGAATATCAGCACTTTGCTCAGTGGTGCGAATAGCGAGAACTCATCGAAACAGGCGTCTAGCGAAGGGAAGCCGGACTTGTGGCACATCGACACCCAGATGTCTTTGCGTGAACAGGAGATGCCTTCAAACTCTTTCCCTTTCCAGTGGTACGCCGCATTGAATGCGTCTGTTCTGCGTTGTTCCTGCTCGTTTGGCAGGTCAACTAATGAAACTCCGTCGTCTTCTTGGGTTTGAATGTCGATCATGGTCTGCCAGTGGCAAGGAATCGGTCAGCCATTTCCATTCCTTTGTTGGTAATGGATTCGCGAACGTAAGCGGTCCGAGTGGTGCCCTTCCTCGTAATTAGCACTTGGCGCTCTGCTGAGTCAAGTGCGCGCTTGGCAGCGTGTCTGTTTTTGATCGCCATCAGATACCCCAGCAACTCGTGGTTCGGATCGAGCTTTTGCAGCTCCCCCGACATCAGCGCCTTCATCAGGTGCCCCACGTTAATCTCCGGCATCGTCACCGAAGTCGTGGAAAGGTACATGGTCACGTACTCCTTTCCGCTGTCCGCCCTGACCTGCACCACCGGCTTCATGACAACGCCCATCGTCATAAAAGCAGACGCCACATCAACGTCCGTGCAAGCGATCCAGCTTTCCATAATTAGACGACGAATGGGTACTGCTTCACTGAGAAGGTTGTTTTCGCCATCTCGGTGTTGGTCTCCGTGCGGTTCGGGTCCATGAAAATCATAGTGCCGTCATTCGGATCGAATCCGTAAGTGAGAACGGTAAAGTTGGCCAGCGTGGTCACCGCAGTTCCGGGGTGCTTGTTAGCCAACCCAAGCGTTTTGTTGGACAAGTAACCATCGAACGCGAAGGTAATCGTCGGGTTGCGGTACTCAAGCCCGAAGGTCGCGCCAGCAGCGTTCAGGTAAGCCTTCTCATCCCTTGCGGCGGTAATAGTCAAAGACTGAACCAGAATGTCTGGAGTGAGGGCATTGCTCTCATCTTCTAAAGAGGAGAGAGGAATGTTTCCGTGTTGAATGAGTGCATCGACGGCGGGCATAAATATCGGGGGCGTGTCAATCTTACTGCTGCGTCGAAGCGCAGATGATGGTGAATGCGTACTCTGTCGAGAGCGTGTCGTTCTCGCTGGAGCCGGGCGTCATGTTGTTGCTGTGCTGTTTCAGCACATAGACGCCCTGGCCGTTGCTGATTGCGTTGATCTTTTGCCCCAGCGTGGTCGTGTTCCAGACGCCGTACAAAAGCGCGGAGATATTCTCCGCCCGCAGTTCATGCCGGGGCCGGCTGTCCGCACCCAGTGTCATGTTGGCTTCCTGCCGATCCTCCACCATGTTCACGTTTAGACGGCAGTGCCATACGGTCCCGGCCTGCGGGATTTCGTCTGATTCGGTCACGCGCGCGACGATAAACGGCAGCTTTGCCTCGTCGTTTTCTCGGTCGTCGCAGAGCGTGAAGCCTGTGAATGCAGAGAGCGACAACAGTTCATTGTCGAGAACTTCGAGCAATCGCCGCTGTAGCCGGTCGGAGGGACAGATTGGGAATGTGGTCATTTCTTAAATCCTGTTTTCTTGGCAACGTCTTTTACGTCCTCTTCCATCCATTTAATAAACTGCCGACGTACTTCAGGAATGGATGAAGTGAATGCTTTAGGCGCAATAATAAAGGCGCCTTCACGCTTTACGGTAGCGAACGCGGTCACCTTGCCATTTGAAACAGGGACAGCCTTTCTTCCAAGTGAACGCCCTTTAAATCGCTTCTGATTGCGCGGCATGTCTTTTCTTGGCACGTTGAACGATTTATAAGCCGGGATAAATCCAGCCGCCAAAAAACCAATCGACCGCACGCGCGCATTTACAAAACTTTCGACAGCTTCATAAAAATCGCTTACAAAAGCGGCTTTCTTGGAAAAATGCTTTCTTCCTTTTTTGCGAAGGCGTGCTTTTACGATTGCGAACGCAACGCTGTTTGTTAGCTGGTTGCGCTTCTTCTTTTCCACCTTGCTGATTCGCTTTGACTGGCCTGTAAGCTCCATTCTCACCTGAGCGGCTGTCGTTGACTTTTGCTTGACCTTGTTCGCCGCAAATGGAAGCCAGAACCGCATTGCTTTATTCACCACCGATGCGTCGCTTTTCTTCTTTAGCTTCTTGTAGTCATACATCGCTTTTTCAAGCAGCGACGTGTTGAATTTCACAAGTAAACTCATGCCGCCGTCGCCTCCATGTTCGGGTCGATCAACTCCAGGTCGTAGAACGGGCGGATGTGCGTAGTGGTCACGCTGTCGATACGATAGACCACCGCCGTCGCCAGCACTGCCCCCATCTTGATTTCGTCATTGATCTTCGGCACGGTCGCGAATTGCGCCTTTGTCGCGATCACGCTCACCGTGTCATCTTTGACGATGATCTGCGCCATCAAGTTTCGCCCATTCTTCCCGCTCGGCTGGTAGGCGTGAATCTGCACATTGTTGTGCCACACGTACAATTGAGCGCCGCTGGCATCTGTTCCAAACTTGGAGCGGATGCGGCCATGCGCGGCGGCGATGCGTGATGCGTAGGTCATACAAAAAAAGCGGCTGACAAGCATTGAAGCCTGTCAGCCGCCCACGTGAACAGATCAACACACTACACCAAAATTAGGTCAGTAATTTAACTGTTGCAGTGCCTGCGCCTCCTGTAGATGAAGTAGTGAACTTGACGTTCACGTACTGAAGCGACCCAGAAGGCAAGCGCACGCGGAAGGTAGTGGCTGGAGCACCTGCACCAGCACCGGTGATAACACGACTAATGCCGGTCGTGGTCGTCGGGGTTGCTGCTGCTCCGTTTTGCACAAGCGCCGTTAGCGTTGCGCCGCTTCCGAGCTGCGCGTTAGTCAAAGCTGGAATAAAGATTTCCAGCTCGTGGTTTTCTGTGAAAAAACCTTTGCTGTTAGTGCCGAGGTTAATGTCATCAGTTGTCGCGTTAGTCGCGGTAGCCGGGATGGTGGCCGAAACGCTAAGCGTCGCATCCTGAATGTTTCGAGAGAATTCGTTAGGCATGGTCTTAGATTCTTAAAGGTTAGGCGGTGAGAGCTTCATCGTTGAGGATGGAGTCGGTGATAACGATTGAGATGCCATTCGACTCAGTAGGCAGCGGAGCAAAGATCTCAGAACCGCTTGAAGTTTTGACACCGCTTTGAATGGTGGTTGCAGAGCGGCTGACCTGCAACTGGAAGGCAGAGCGTCGGTTCATGAGCCAGTAATTCGGACGGTAGCCGACTGGGTACTTGCTGAGGAGTTCAGCCAGCTTGGCGTCGGTGACACCCATGCCAGAATCAGCGGTTGCGTCTTTAAGGCGGCCTACGCTGTACTTGCTTCCGACCTGCATCCCGACCCAAGCGGTCAAGTTAGCGACGTGCGCAGGATACACCGAGGAGGTGCCGACGTTCTCAATGCGCCACTCACCCAGTTCAAAGGTCGTACCAGCACCAAAGACGAGCTGAACGCCTTGGGTGTCGGTGTTGATGCCGTACACCGAGGAGCCAGTTCCAGCCGAGGTTCCGCCAGCATCAACCACGAGGCCGGAGTTGAACGCGGTGTGAATTGCTTGCAGGCCAGGGAAGCCCTTCGCTTGATGGCTGGTTCCGTAGATGACTTGGGAGCCCAGCTCGATCATCGCCTGACGCATGACACCGACCGACTCGATGTCTTTCCACGCTTGCTCACCGTCTTCGTAAGCGCGAGCGACTGCAACGTCGGCCTGCACTGCACCGCTGAGGATGTAGCACTCAATGAGTTGATTCTCAAATTCGGACTTGGTTGGAGTCGAGCCTTCGTTAGCAGCACGGAAGCCGACACCGGGATACGAGACGCGCGAAGCGATCTTGTACGAGGTGCCGCGGATCGTGCGGGCTGGCATGATCTGAACCTCTGGAGCGTAGGTCAGGGTTTCCTCGATGAGCCCGACAATGGTGTCGGAGCCATTGAGCTTGGCGATGTCGAGCAGGTTAGCTTGGGCCATGGTAGTAAGAAAAAATTGTTAGGATTGAGCGGAAAGGTAAGAAGCTTCCGAAGGGAACTTCTCAGAAAAAGCGCGGGCCGCCTTGATGCGTTCCAGTCCGACCTTGCCTTCAAGAGCGGCTTTCTTGGCGTCAGTAAAAGCGATGACTGGAGCAGCGACTTCTTGCTCGTTTACTGGAGCGGAGAAGGCAGCCGGCGCAGGAGCAGCAGCAGCGAGGCGAGCTTGAAGTTCAACGTCAGCCGCTGGTTTTTCAGCAAAGGCCTTGATGTCGGCGGCTATCTTCTCGCATTCGGTCGCGAGCTTGGATTCGTAGGCCGCCATCTGCGCGGTCAATTGTTCGATCTTTTCAGACAGTGCCGAAAATTCGGAAACGAAGGAAGGAGCTTCGGCAGCCTTTGGATCTTCTGGCGGAATTGATGGGTCACCCATAACAGGTTCGTCGCTGTCAATCTGATCAGCCGAAAACACGCCATCTGCATTGGCGGCTGGTGTATCAACAAAGTCTGCCGAGTACAGGCCGCGTGGGCGGGTCATGTAATTGCCGCTCTCCTTGTCTAGTTCTGGAGAGTCAGCCGCAAACATCAAGGAAACGCCAAAAGCTGCCGGAATTTCATTGATCATTTCGAGCAGCATGTCCTTGCCTTCGTGCGCTTCAAATAGAGTCAGATCGGCCAGGAGCTTGCCTTTGCTGACCCGGAAATTCTCGTAATATCCAACCGTGTCCTGCACAGAAGAGAAGTGATTCAGCTTTGCCTTCACCCGCCCCTTCGCCATCGCCAGAGCCTTGAACTGACCCAATGACTTGCGATCCACGAACACGCCGTGACCAAGTGCCGGGCCTTCCTGAATCAAAGAAACGCCCATGATGGTGTTTCCTGAAACCTTTCCTTGAAATGCGGCGAACGTCTGAAGCTCTTCGGTGACTGGCATACTCGCCACCGCAATGTCAATCTTATGAGTCCTCCTCGGTGTCGCCCTCGGCAATATCCTCAACCTCATCCTCGGCTGTATCCTCCACCTCATCAGGACTGTCGTCATCCGCAGCAGGTGCAGCCGCTGGTGCTGCGATAGTTGGCGCATTCGGTGCCCGGCGTTCGAGCATGTAGATGGCTGTCGGCAGATCCAGCACGCCGCCAGACGCCTCCTGCACCATCTTTGCGTCCTCGACCAGCTCCATGGCTTCCGCGCGCAGGAGGTCGCGGATGATCGTGCGATCCTCGCCGCGATCCGCTGCGATCTGAGTCTTCGAGATGATCCCGGCCATGGTCTCGTCGATCAATGCCTTTGATTCACGCCCAACGTCCGCCGTCACCTTTGCAGGATAGCGCCATTCACCGGAGTCAAAATCTGGAACCGTTGGGATGTGCCCGAGCTGCATCCCACGAGCAATGACGCGCCGCACCAGAGGATTCAGTAGCTTTTCCTCCAGTGTGAGTTGAGTCATCTCAAACTCACGCGCCGCCTGCGCCGCTTCCATCCGGACTGCTGTTCCCTGCCCCGCCCATGAGTAGATGAATCCGAACGGCAGGTTCGTCGCCATCCCGCAGTTGCGAATGAGCGAATCGAGGAAACCGTTGAACGTCGGCGACGGGCGGTTGCTTTCAACCGGGTTGAAACTTTCGCCCTCGGCGAGGTACTCAATGGTACCCGGCTCGATCTTCTTCAGCCGATCCGCATCCGGGTTGTAATCGTGCGAGATATCCAGCGATACGTCCTGATCCGCCGACCCGTCCGAGTTGTTGACTACGCCCGAGATGCTGGAGAGCATCTTCACCGACATCTTCTCGCACGCGAGGATCTCCATCAGATCCTTGATATCGGTCACCGCCGCATCGAACACTGAGAAGCCACGATATGAATCGAGCCGCGTCGGGTCGAACAAGTGCAGGAAATCTTGCGCCGGCACTTCCAGCGCCGGAGTCATCATCTCACCTGTGCGGCTGCGGTTGTAGATGCGATATCGGATCGGCTTGCCCGCACCATTGACGACGACGCCGGAAAAGTCCTGCTCGTTCTTCTTCAACGGCTTGAATGGTCGCGTGTCTGTCCCCTCACGATTAACGATTGAGCCGATCCGGTCCGCCTCGATGGCTTGGATGCGGATGGGAGACACCATCATCATCTGTTCGAGAGGAGTCATCGGTTCTTCCAGCACGATAAAACCAATGTCGCCGTCGCGCTTCATGCTGGTCACGCCAAGCCCGGCCAGCGTGCGAAAATGGTGCCGCTGGCTGGCGTCTGCGTTGGCCATCCACCTTTCAACATACGCGCCGATCTGTTTGTTGACCGACTCGTTGCTTGTGCGTGCGACATACTGGAGCCGGCCCACCGAAAAGGTCCTGTACTTCCGCAGGATCGACTTGACCACGCTGCTGTTCTCTTCCAGCCAGCGAGCCTCACGAATCAAGGTGACCCGATCCGTGTGATTTCGCGATGAATCCGGCTGGTCGAGCGTCTGGCCGCTGGCTTTGCGGTTTGTGCTCGATTGTGCCCCTACGCGCCAGAATCCCACCCTTTCTCCCGCATCGAGAGCCGCTTTCGCACGCGCGCGCTCCAAAGCGAGCTTCGGATTTACTGCGCGGATCATGGATTCGAGATAAGTCATAGAACGAGTGTGCTGAAATCTGCTTTAAGTCGGTTCGAGATGGCTGGATATTTGACCGGATCGAGCTGGTGCATCCGTCGCATGACTGCGCGCATCAGCGTCATGACCGGAATACCACCGTCATTGCCGCTGGATCGCGTTTCAGATTCACCGCCGCCCGAGGTCGATATGACCATGGTGCCCTGACCATCAGCCAGCGCCGCGAGGCACTGCTCATAAAGCGTCTCGCAGTACTGCAATGACGCATAACGTAAAATTGATGGTCCGCCCATAGAATCCGGTTCTCTGTCAAGCGTTGACAGCGTACTGCTCGATTGCTTGTGGCGCTTTCGGCGACGGTGTTTCAAATATGTCCGCCGTACCTAGCCGCTTTTCAATGTACGCCGCCATCACTTGCATTCCTTCACAGTCAAACGAATGGTTTGGCCCCAGTTTCTTGAAATAGTTTTTGTTTTTGCCGGTTTTCTTATCTTTTTCAATAACAAAGACCTCGTTCTGGATTTCTGTATAATAGTACTTTGGAGCGTTGTTCGCGACCTGCCATGATGCCCCCTGTCCCGCGCGTAAACGATGCAGGATTTGCTTCATCGGATCAGAACACATTACAATCCGTTTAGCGAGATCTGCTTTTCTGGCTCCTCTTACTTTTGATCGAGCAAGCCCTACGCCAGAATCAATGTATTGAACCTGCGAGTAGGGCCTTCTAACTTGTTGCGCGCGCCCAGTTCTCTTATCCATGATTGTCCACGTAAAAAATTGAGCTTTGTCTCCTTTAACTGCCCACCAATGGTTGTCCGCGCACTGTCGATAAACTTCACCTTGATAGCGTTCAAAACCGCAATCAACAAAAACTCTACTGTCGTTAATGTTAAACCTCTTCTGTAAATCCACTAATTGCTGCCAAGTGTGCAGTTCCCCCGCGTAAAAGAGCCGAGAATCGCCGTTTTCAGCCCATAAACGCACCACTACCCGGAAATAGTCGCGTTGCACGTCTACGCTCATATATCGACTAAACTCTTGATCCCATTCCTCCTCCATAGCGAAGGAACCCGACAAATTGACCTCTTCGGACTGGAACTCACGCATATCCCAGAACTCGCCCAGCCGCTTGCGCACAAACTCAGCCAGCGGCGAGTAATCGCCTAGTTTGCGTGAGTATTCAGCCTTGAGAAACTCGCTGGCTATTGTGTCCCATGACACCCACGGCACGGTCAGCGCGTTCCAGTGATAGGATTTAACGCGCGGGTCTGGTGCCGAGTTCTGGTTGAGGTAAAATCCGCTGTTTGCTATCGACCTCCTTATTCTCGGATCGTCCTTAAGCATGACGTGACAGGCTGGACACTCGTAACGAACGGTATTCCGAATGCGAGCGAGGTCGTACTTCCCGTCTGCCATCTTGGACCCTTCGCCATCCCACCGCAATTGTGAAAGGACCATCGGCCAGTGCTCGTTACATTCGGGGCACCGCACCTGCCATTCACTGCATGAGCCAGCCATGAATGACTCGTAAAACTCGCCCGAGTTGTTCATAGGCGTAGAGACGTAGATACGCTTACTGTTCCGCGCATCAAAAGATGTTGTGCGCTTCCTTGATTCGTCGATGTGCCCGTGTGGCCAGTAAGCTGCCTCATCTCCAATCACGTACTTCGCCGCTTTTGACTGGAGGTTGTGGATGTTGCTGGCCCCCATCACGTACTGGGTCATGTGCGCGAATGCCACCGTCCTTTTCTGAATAGATTTGTCCCCACGAGCGAGCAGCTTGTTGACTGGTTTGCAGTCCAGAATCCGATGTTTAAACCGAGTATCAAGGAACTCGTCCGCGTGCTCGTCGGTTTGGAGGTACAGACACATGTCACCGCCTTCCTCCGCTATTAAGTAGAGCATGGCTCCTTCGGCCAGGGCGGTCTTCGCTGACTGCACCGAACACGCGCAGATGATCTCCCGTGTTTCGTGATTCTTTAGCTGCGTCAGCGGCTCCTTGATCCATGGAGAATTTTTAGTATCAAATGCGCCAAGGATCGGCCCGCGCTCAAACCTCACATGCGTCCGCAGCCAGTCCTCTACTTGAAGCTTAGGCGTTGGGCGGAAGATTTCCCTGACTGCATTGTAAATGATGGAACTCATTTCTTCCGCGTCTTTGGCTTTGGCTTTGGCTTTTCCTCTTTAACTGGTTTTGGTTCTAAATCATCGCCGTCATCAGTGATTGTAGTCAACGCCTCCTCCAGCTTTGAATAGTCTTCCACAGACAACTCTTGGCAGATTTTGTCGATCTTGTCCCTAATCCGCTGCTCTGCTTCTGCTGGCGTGACACCGCTCACTTCATACGCCAACTCTGAAGGAACGCGGGAGAACTTGTCTTTGACCGCATAACAGATTGCTCTGAAAGCGATCAGCACTTTATCGACCTCGATCAGGATTGATTCAGCTTTCTTGTTTTTGATTTCAAGGTTTTTGCACTCAAGAAAGATCTTTCGCGCCTTCAGCGTCGCCACATCCTCCACACCTTCGACGTTCACCTCGTCGCCATCGTTCAGCCGCGTGTAGTTGCCATCTGCTAGAAACTGCTTCCTCACCACCTTGATGGCATCCAGATCGTAGCCAAGCGGCGTCTTCTGAAATGCGTCTGGGTTGATGTCTTGCCATCGCCGCAGCGCCGAGACGGCCACATTAAATACCGCCGCAACCTCGCCAAGGTTCTTCTTCCACCTCTCCTTGTCTTTGTGACGATGCAAGAACTCCGCATCTACTCCAGATAGGACGATGCCGCGCTTGGCTTTCTCAAGTAGCGACTGGAACCGCTCTTGCGTCTGCTCTGGAGTGAGTGGCTCCATCAGGAATTGCGCAGCTCCGCCCGCGTGCGCTCAATCAGATCCGCAGCGTGCGCTTCCCGGCCTGTGGATCGGCACCACTCAACCCACTCATGCAAAAGAATTGCATTAGACTGTTTAGACAACGGACTGTCTGCGACCGTCTCGCGTGAGATGTCCATGGTCTGCTGCATACGAGGCGGTGTTTCGCCCAGCATGATTTCACTGTCCACTTTCGGCGGACACGGCGGCTTCGGGAATCTGTTTCTTGAGGTCATCGTAAATGGAAATAATGAATTGCATGTCTTCGAGGATTTCGGTGATCATCTCCTCATCAAGCGTGTCCAGCACTGTGCCCTCTCTCCACCACCGACGGATGCACCCGAGAGACGCCATCAGGTTTTGGAACTTGTATACGTCGGTCTTCCTCGGTGTCGGCTTTGGCGCTGTTTCGCCACCAATCGCGATCTGAAGCTGCTTGTACTGGCTCGATCCAGACTTCTGAAGAGGCGGCGCTTCCGGCGACATACGCGCCAGTCGCATGCAGCGGTAGACCGCATAGTAATCACCTCCACCGATGTTTTGCGATGCGTACTCCTCCCATTTCTCCTCACCAACGGCATCCTTGAGTTTGACGCACGCCTTGCCCACCGCCCACGCGCGACTGAATGCCGTCGCGGAAATACCAGCCGCCATCTCCGCCTCATTCCGCATGATTCCCAGTTCTCTGGCTGCGTATTCTTGAAGTTGATCTGAGTCGAACGAGTCAAAATTAGGTAGTGCGAGCTGCATATTAGGATTCACGTCGGATCTGGAATGGTGGGCCTTGCTCGTTTACTGAGTATGTCTCGCCCGGATTCATCTTCATGCGATGGCGGATCATCCCCTTTAAGGCTGATAGACTCTTAGCGTTGACTTCGCGCACCTCGCCTGCGCGTAAATCTTTGAAGATCTTCTGGCTTCTGCGTTGTTGTGATTGCTCGATGGGTGTAAACATGGTGATTAGAGTTGTTTTTCTTGTGCGTAGGCGAGAAGCAGCAGAGCATCCGCAGTCTTCAGCGTGACCTTTAGATGCGGATACCGCCGCTGTGCTTCAGCCTTGAGTTTGTTCTTCCATTCCGTGGTGCCGGCTGTGTCGCCTTTGGTCCCCAGCCGGAAATGCTTTTGCCAGTCTTGTGGCCTGACTAGGATGACCGGCATCCGCAGCGATACCGCAATCCCCCGAATCAGGCCGCAGTTGAACGCGAGCGGGAAGATGGTCGATCCCGGCAGCGCCTTACCCACAAACTTGGGAACGTCCTCGATGATGCACTTCACGCCGGGACGCATACTGTAAAGCAGGCCGATCTCCTCCGCGATCTCGGTGTCGCTGTCTGGCATTCCCATACAGGAGGGAAGCGCGGAGCCTTGCCATGCGATTCCTCCGTTTACTCCAGGGTCGATTGTGATGTAGGTGGTCATTGTTTAGGTGCTGGTGCGTCTTGTTCGATGTATCCCCACTTGGCCACGTGGACGGACTCGTACACATGGCGCTGTTGAACGGGTCGCATGCCGTTTTGTGGTGGAAGGTGAAAATCCTGAAGGAGTTTATCAACTCTCTTAGAAAACGCCTGTTTGCTAAGATGATGCCGCTTGGCGATCTGCTC